GGCAAAACTATCGAAGACGGATCTTCACCTGGTCCGGACACTACGTCCCGGAGCAGACGAAGCCAACCATCGAGTCCGGTCTTCTGCCTTAGAGCACGAAGGCCCTTGAGCAGGAACTCTTTGCGTTGGTAGCGGACGCTAGAGCGAGTACGGAACCGGCTGGAGTTATACTCCTCAGCCAATTCCGGATCGTCAACGATCCGACACGGGAAGTTGGACCGAAACGTACCGTAGGGTATTGTCCCATACGTTCGTTCCAGCTCTTTCCACATCAGATCGCTAGCACCACGGTACCCCTGCGCGGCCAAACCGTTCGCAAGAGCAACATAGGATGCGTAGGCGGCCCCATCTCCAGTGCGACCTGTCCAGAGCTTCTTCAAGCGAAGAGGTGTAACGCAGACGCCTTTGAAAGCGTCCATGCCACACGACTCGCGAAAAGGGCCCTTGATACAGGACTTCGCAACGTTCACCTTTAGGGCAAAACGCTCTAAAGCCTGCATGCCGAAGGCTGCCCAATCCGTGGGGAGTATTATATCATCCCCATAGACGAACACCTTCTTTCCGACTTCCGACGGTTGCAGCCGCATTTCGCGGCTGATTGCAGCAACCAGAAGAACCCAAAAGACATACGCTTCCACGGGAAAGCAAATTGCCGATCCCATGGGCGCAAACTTCTTGAGGGGAACTACTCTCCCATCGGGGAGAGTGGTCGCTGTCGTGCGAGCGGCCTCCAAAGCCCGGAGCAGGTCCGGGTGTTGTTCAAACACCCGCCTGACAAGCTCTAGGGACACCCTGTCCGACGCTTCTTTCATATCAAGGGTGGCGTAAGCCAAGTCGAGCGAACTCGACTGGGCCAAGTCACGATTGACTGTTTGTAGCGTAAAGTTGATTTGGCCTCCCGTTATCCGTGAGGATTCCAGGTGGGCAACCAACTTCCGTCCCAATCCCTGCTGGATCCACTGGTATTCCAATGGTTCACAAGAAATAAGACGTGGACCGCGCGAATCCTTTGGTACCAGTACCACCTTCGCAACGCCCGTTTCCAGGCGCTCGAGAGAGCGATACCAGCCTACTCGGTCAATCAGTTCTTGTCCCCGACCTACGACGAAAAAGTCATAGTAGGGGAACACCTGGTGTATACCCGAGTACAAGCGACGGAACCGCCACTTTTCGTCGAGTCTTTCACCGGTGGCAACCGCTCCTGGACCATGTCGTGGTATGATGTCCTTCGGGTTGAAACCCCGGAAGACGTCGCGCGTAACGTAGCTTGCCGCCGCCAGAATGGCGTCGGATTCTATATCACGGCCAAACTCAAGCTCCTTTTCCGTCTCCTCGAAGGCACCGATCACTCGGGCTTCGTCAGATGCGGAGTAAGGGAGTTCAAGCTTGTACACGAACAGCAAGACTTGTCGCAGGTGTTTGATCACCAACGGGTCTGCCG